TATTGGGCTTGTTGCTCATGGTATAATTTCCTTATAGTAGTGGTGAAGGCGGTCTTCCTGGCGGGGGCCGCTTTTTACTTTTCCAGGGTCTCGTAGTTGAATCTCTTGGTCTGGGGAACCTCAGTAACAGTCACCCATCCATTCTTCTTCAGTACCTTTACATACGCGTTGATGGACTGCGTCGTAGTGTGCAGCTCATGTGCCAGAACGGCCTGTGAGTGGATTCCTGGATTCTCCTTCAGGTAGAAGTAGAGAACCTTTGCCCCGGGCTGGATCTTGGCGTTGTAGATGGTTTCCATGGTTATCTCCATTGGTAGTTTTTCTCGCTTACATTAATAGTATAGCACAGACTACTATCGTAAGTTTTGATAGTATAGACTCTAATCCATGTGATGTTTGTCACATACAACAGACTATACTCATAGTCCTGTATACTGTACTCATAGCCAGGGGTCTCCTAGCTATCTGTGTTAGGCGCTTCGCGCCGTTAGGGAAAGCCTCTTAGTCACTTACCTCATTCCGACTAAGAGGCTTTTCCATTACCACCATTCATCTTAGATAGTGTATACTGATACTAACACAGAAACCAAACCAAGGAGACTACAATGGCTATCAAGAAGATCGACATTCTCATGGACCAGGCACTAAAGACCCCTGAAGGACGAAAGGTCATTGCTGAGAAGCTTAGAAAGGAATTGCGTAGAAATGGGACAAACGTCAGATAAGTCAACAGATGCTGACAGCTCTGCTATCAATCCACGCAGACCTTTGTCAAACCCGTGGACTCGGGGACAGCTAATTGCTGATCTCGCCACTGGTGAGTACACACAGACATTCCTGGCATCCAAGTATGGAGTAACACCTGGAGCGATTAGTCAGTTCAATAAGCGATACTCTCCTCAAGTTGAAGAACGTAGAGAACGTCTGTTGGATGAATATCAGGATCTGTGGATCGCTACCAAGTACAACCGTTTGGCAGCCCTTCAGACACTTGCTGAGGAGCTATCGGATGACGAGACTACTCCACGTACCGCAGAGGTGATTGATCGTCTCCTGCGTTCAGCAGCAGAAGAGTTGGGAGATCTGGAGACCAAGATCTCTGTAGACGTAGCTGAGTATCGCATTACAGGAATTGATCTAGACAAACTATAGGAGTATTGATGCCACCACGTAAGAAGACAGAAGTAAAGCCAGAGCCCGTAGAAACACCTGTGGTCTTTGGTAATGAGAAGACTGCTCTTACATCTCTTGCCCGCCTATTGCACCGTAAGGGCGTACTGGACAAGGATGAATTCGAGAGAGTAATTACTGAACTTGGATAGTAGAAAGGAAATCGGGAATGGAATACGTACACCACTATCAGCCTTTTGGTAATGCGATTGAACTGTTCTATTCCCGTGATCCTGAAGTCCTCTATGAGGGCGCAGCAGGAACGGGTAAGTCGAGAGCATGTATCGAGAAGCTACATCTGTTGGCCATGAAGTATCCCAACGCACGTATCCTCATGGTACGTAAGACACTCGTATCGCTCTCTGGTTCTGGTATCCAGACCTATGAACAGCATGTGGCGAGGGAACATCTGGCTACAGGAGAAGTACAGTTCTTCGGTGGGTCCACTAGGGAACCCGCGTCATACCGTTATAAGAATGGCAGCCGTATCGTTCTTGGTGGAATGGATAAAGCCCTCAAGGTAATGTCCACTGAATACGATGTCATCTATGTACAGGAAGCAACAGAGCTTACCGAGAATGACTGGGAGTCATTGACTACTCGTCTTCGTAATGGGCGTATTCCATATCAGCAATTGATCGCTGACTGTAATCCGGATATGCCTACGCATTGGCTGAAGCTACGCTGTGACAGAGGCCAGACTAAGTCCATTCCTTCTAGACATGAGGACAACCCTGTTCTGTTTGACCAGCACAGCGGCCTTGTAACGCCTGCTGGAGCTGCGTATATGAAGGCACTGGACAATCTCACAGGCGTACGTTATGAGCGTATTAGAATGGGAATCTGGGCTGCTGCTGAGGGTCTTGTATACGAGGACTACAATCCTTCTGTTCATATCTATAAGCACATTGGTGAACCACCGAAGGACTGGACCAGATTTCTTTCCATCGACTTCGGATTTACGAACCCGTTCGTCTGTCAGTTCTGGGCTATCGACAATGATGGAAGAGCTTACCTCTACAAGGAGATCTACAAGACTCGTACCCTCGTGGAGGATCACGCTGCACAGATCAAGGAGCTGCTTCGTAACGAGCCAAAGATTCAGTACATCATCACAGACCATGACGCAGAGGACAGAGCCACACTGGAACGTCACCTTGGTCTTGGTACACAGAAGGCCAACAAGAATGTATCTGAGGGCATTCAGGCTGTGGCAGCACGATTGAAGGTACAGGCAGATGGTAAGCCTCGTATCTATCTGTGCAGAGATGCTGTGGTGGAAAGAGATCCACAGCTTGAGAACGAGAAGAAGCCTTGCTCTACACTTGAAGAGATTGCAGGTTATGTATGGAACACGGACAAGGACGCACCGGTAAAGTCCAATGACCACGGTATGGATGCCATGAGATACATGGTTGCTCACCTGGATATCAGGGACGTACCTACGCTGCGTACCTTTAATTTCTAGGAGACGACTATGGAACAGCTAAAGAAGAAGTATGCACTTGCGCTGCTTCGTATCAGGGGGTTCAGACTGAGTCCCACTACAGCAGGGAATCTCATGGGCATTATCGGATGTATCCTTATCGGCATTGGAGTATTCATCTTCTCCATTCCATTTGGATTCATCCTTAGTGGTATCATGTGTATTGTAATTGGATCTCAGATTGTGACGAATGGAGCGAATAATGAGTATCCTCGCTAATCTGGGTGCCCTTCTGAACAAGGCTCCTGTGCCATACGTACAGAGATCTGCGGCATCTGAGTGGTTTCAGAATCCCCAGAACGCCAAGTCTCTTACCAACATGGAGGCATATGGTTCTGTAGGTACACTGTTTGCCATCGTCAACCGTCTGGCCAACGATACTTCAGCCGTATGCTGGAAGCTGTACCAGACACAGAAGGACACACGCAGACGCTATGCGCACACAGGTATGGATGACCGTAAGGAAGTCATTGACCATATGGCGCTGAAGCTTCTTACCAAGCCCAATCCTTTTATGACCACGCAGCTATTCATTGAGATTACACAGCAGCACATTGATCTGACTGGTGAATCTTTCTGGGCTGTAGTAAGTGAGTATGGAATTCCGTACGAACTGTGGCCTCTTCGTCCAGACAGAATGACTATTGTCTGTGATGCGGAGAACTACCTTACTGGATATGTGTATACAACTCCAGAGGGACGTAAGATTCCCATGGAGAAGGAACAGATTATCCATCTGAAGATGCCGTCTCCTGTGGATATCTACAGAGGTGCTTCACCAGTATCTGCCATTCTTCCTGATCTTGAATCGTCTCGTCTTTCATCTGAATGGAATCGTAACTTCTTCAAGAACTCCGCCGTTCCTGGTGGTGTGATTCAGGTAGAAGGAAGACTTTCTGACGCTGCCTTCTATGAGATGATGCTTCGTTGGCAGGAGCAGCACAAGGGTGTGGCTAACGCACATCGTGCGGCTGTACTGGATAATGGTGGTAAGTGGATTCCTACTGCTATGACAATGCGCGATATGCAGTTCGCTGAATTGCGTGATGTCTCTTCTCAGGTAATCCGTGAAGCATTCGGCTTCCCCAAGTTCAAGCTTGGTGATGTGACTGATGTAAACCGTGCCAATGCTGATGCCTCTGAGCGTATGTATGCACGATCACTATTGAAGCCAAGACTTGAGAGAATCAAGCAGGCGCTCAACACACAGCTTCTTCCTCTGTTCGGCTCATCTGGTTCTGGAATTGAATTCGACTATGATTCTCCTGAGCCCGATGACGAAGAGCTGGAGATGCAAGAGCGTCTGAACAAGGCACAGGCTGCGAAGACTCTTGTGGACGCCGGATATGATCCTGCGTCTATTCTTGAGGTGGTAGGACTACCGCCAATGGAACACAGAACAGAGAAGTCTCAGCCTATTGTTCCCCCTATTACTACTCCTGGAGAGGAGACGCCAAATGAAGACGTGGTACCGCCTGGAGAATAAGGCTAATTCCACACCTACTCTTTTCCTGTATGATGAAATCGGTGGATTCGGAATCAGCGCATCTGATTTCATGACTGATCTTATGGCCGTGGAAGGCGACGCCATTGATGTACATATCTCCTCTCTTGGTGGAGAAGTATTCCAGGGCTTCGCTATCTATCAGGCATTGAAGGATCACCCTGCTATGGTGAACGTCTATGTGGATTCCATTGCGGCCTCTATTGCTTCTGTCATTGCTATGGCAGGCGACAAGGTAGTCATGGGCAAGAATTCACAGATGATGATTCATGATGGTCATGTGACGATGCAGGGCAATGCTGCGGATCTTACCCGTATGATCGACCAGTTGAACCGTGCCTCTGACAATATCGCCTCTGTCTATGCAGAGCGTACTGGTGGAGACATCGCTGAATGGCGTAATGCCATGAAGGACGAGACATGGTTCAATGCTGAGGAAGCTGTTGCTGCTGGTCTTGCTGACGAGGTTTCTCAGTCATCCAAGAAGGTACGCAATGTGGCTGATCTACAGATCTTCAACTATGCAGGTCGTCAGTTCGCTCCTGCTCCTACTATTCTGGGGCAGAAGAGTACTGAGAAGAAGGAACCATATGGAGATGTGGAATACGCAGATCCTGGTTACCAGAACGACGGTAAGAAGAGATACCCGATTGACACCGAAGAGCACATTCGTGCCGCTTGGAGTTACATCAATCAATCAGATAATGCTAAACTGTATACAGCAGAACAACTTAGCAATATCAAAAGCCGTATCAAGACAGCGGCTAAGAAGTTCGGGATTCAGATCTCGGACGCTATCGACACTGAATCCCTAATCAAGGCTATTAAGGAAGGACTAAGTCATGGCTAAGATGGCTATTCCAACCAGCCAGAATGAGCTTGAAGAGCTGCTGGCTGACCCAACCAAGGCAGGTGAGCTGGTCAACAACGGGCAGATGCCAGAAGTTGTACAGGCTTACGCTGCTACTCTGGACCGCAAGGACCCTGACATCAAGGCTCAGGTTCAGGACCAGGTGAAGTCCGTTATGTTTGACTTCCTACGTGAGAACGACCAGAAGACTGCGGGTGCACTTAACATCCGTCCAGGTAAGGGCAAGGACACTTCTGTATACAACGCTGCTGCTCCTGGCGCAGATGTTGAGAAGGAGTTCTCCGGACTTTCCAACTTCTTCCAGTCCATCTGGCACAACGCTGACCGTTCTCCTGAGCTAGTCGCAAGACTTAACAAGGTACGTAACGCTGCGTCTTCCTACGATGGAGCTTCTGGTGGATTCCTGATTCCAGAGACTACACGTAGCGAGATTCTTGATCTTGCTCTTGAGGACTCTGTTGTACGTCCTCGTGCAACCGTTATTCCTATGAGCACTCCTCGTACGCTTATCCCAGCCAACGACGTTACCTCTAACGTCAGCTCCCTGTATGGTGGAGTTGTGGCTTACTGGGAGTCCGAGGCACAGGCTCACACCTCTACCAATGCACAGTTCCAGGCTATCGAGCTTAACGCTCACAAGTTGACTGCGTACACTGAGGTTCCTAACGAGCTTATTGCTGATGGTGTAGGCTTTGAGGCTTACATGAACAAGGCATTCCCGAAGGCTCTTGCTCACTACGAGGACTACGCATTCATGCGTGGAACTGGTGTGGGACAGCCAGAAGGATTCCTTAACTCTGACGCTGCTGTATCCGTGGCCAAGGAGTCTGGACAGGCAGCCGACACAATCCTGTGGCAGAACATTGTGAAGATGTACTCTCGTATGCTTCCTGGTTCTCTGAACAACGCTGTGTGGATTGTTCCACCTAACGCTTTCCCTGAGCTTGCAACTATGGCTCTGAGCGTTGGTACTGGTGGATCTGCTATCTGGCTGAACAACGGTCAGGTTGGTCCTCCAATGACCATTCTTGGTCGTCCTGTGATTGTTACTGAGAAGGCTCCTAAGCTTGGAGACGCTGCGGACATCAGCTTCGTGGACCTGAGCTACTACCTGATCGGTGACCGTCAGATGATGACTGCTACTTCTTCCCCTCACTACCTGTTCAACCAGGACAAGACAGCCTTCAAGGTTCTGTCTCGTGTTGACGGACGTGTGTGGATGAACAGCGCTATCACTCCTAAGAACGCTGGAGACACCCTGTCTCCTGTCGTTACTCTGGCTGAGCGCGCGTAATCTGAATTAGTCGAGAGAGGGAAAGCATTAAAACCCTTTCCCTCTCTTCTCTACTTCGGCAATAAACCCCCGAATAGAATGACTGGAGAAATAATATGTCTATGTACGGAGTAGGACTCGGAAGAGTCTTCAACGTAGTAGCTGCGGCTTCTGGAGTAACTATTCCATTGACCAAGGCTGAGGCTGTTTCCTTCGTTACTTACGAGGACGACGGAACAACTATCGCAACGATTACTCAGGTTGACTCCACTGGAACAAACCCTGAGATTGCCCTTGATGTGGACAATTACCCATACAAGGCTCCTGGTATCGGTGGAACCTGGACTGCTATGGCAGAACAGGACGACACTCTGGCTCTTGGTGGAGACACTACGAATGACAGCATGTGCTTCGTTGTTCGTGGAGACCAGCTAACCGATGGGTACGATGGAGTTCAGGTAACCACAGATGGTGGTATTTGCATGGCTTTCATTCACGACCTGAAGGTGCAGCGTAAGCCTTCCAACCTAGCCAGCAACATTGTTGCGTAAGGAGGATAGCTGATGTCTGTACTAATCAACGGTAACGAACTGAGATCTATTGCTCTTGGTCGTGGACTGGTATCAAAGTCCACAGGTACCATTACTGGTAACCCAACGACTGCGCTGTTTACTGTGACTGGTGGAGAAGTTATGATTACTTCTCTGTACGGTAAGGTAACCACAGCACTGTCTACTGATGGTGGAACCTATGCCCTTCAGGCTAATCCAACCACAGGTGATACGCAGACAATCGTTACGGCAACTGACCTTGGTACAACTGATACCGCTGTTGGTTCTGTGATTGGACTTGACCAGGGTACTACTGCTGCTACGAAGTTTCTTCGTGGTGGTCGTGTAGACCTTAACGCAGTTGTCACCACAGGACAGATTGAATTCGTTGGTGCTTCATCTGCCAACGGAGCCATTACGTTCTACGTAACCTGGATTCCTCTGACAGATGGTGCAGCTCTCGTGGCTGCGTAATCATTTACGTAAAGGCCGTATCGTATATTAAATGCGGTACGGCCTTTACTCGTTTAAGGAGAAGACTATGTCTTATGGAGATATCATCGCCATTTACCAAGAGGCGATTCAGAATGCAGAGCAGGATAGGGCAACTCCACCAGACGAGTGTCCCAATGATGGTACTACTCTGATGGAAGATGAGAATGGAGTACTGACATGTAAGTGGGATGGCTGGCAGTATCTGGGATATAACCTGCCATAAGTCTGATAAAATAGTGGAGAGTAGATAAGGAGATTACCATGGGAAATTGGTATTGCACGAGAGAGGATGTAAAGGAAGCTCTCGATATCAAGCTGACAGCGAGAATGGATCGCGTCATTGACCGCGCTGTGGAAGCAGCATCACGTAGTGTAGAGAATCTTACACGTAGAGTTTTCTATCCGACAGTAGCAACGAAGTACTACGACTATCCCAACCGTGTGACGTCATACGCATACAGACAGTGGCTGGATCAGCCAGACCAATTGATCTCTGTGACATCCCTTGTCTCTGGTGGTACTACTCTGGCAGCCAATGAATACTTCCTTGAGCCGATCAACAGTGGTCCTCCGTATAGCCGTATCGAGATCAACCTAGGTCTCAATGAGACATTTGATGCTGATGACACATGGCAGCGACAGACTGTTGTCACAGGTACATGGGGTTACGATACTTCCTGGTCTTCAGCCACCACGATCACAGGTAACATCAACTCTTCCGTTACAACAGTTCCTATCGATGATTCAGCCGCTGTAGGTGTGGGAGATCTTATCCGTGTAGGTACTGAATGGATGTACGTAACGGCCAAGGCTATGGTGGATACCGGAGATGACGTAACGCTTACCTCTGCACAGAATGCTGTGACTCTTACCGGTCTCACATCAGGGAATCTGAATGTGGGAGAGGTCATCCTTGTGGACTCTGAGAGAATGCTGGTTGTCGATATTGTGGGTACTACAGCTACCGTACAGAGAGCCTATGACGGTTCAGTCCTGGCTGCCCACTCAGGAGCCTCTGTATACGCCCTACGCAGCCTTACAGTAGTCAGAGGTGCCAATGGTTCAACCGCAGCCTCACACACGTCAGGAGACGCTGTAGAGCGTTTCGAATATCCAGGGCAGATTCGTCAGCTTGCTATTGCTGAGGCTCTGGTTCTTATCATGCAGGGACAAGCAGGTTATGGAAGAACAGTCGGCTCCGGAGATAATCAGAGAGAGTCTTCCGGTAAGGGTCTTATGGACTTGCGTAATCAGGTAAGACTTGCCTATGGAAGACGTTCAAGACATATGGCGGTGTAATCATGCTAGGAGCCAAGACTTCTGTTGATTTCGATGGTCCTCTCTTCAATGGAAGAGCCGTAAAGATCTTTGATGACTTTGCCAAGGATGCCGAAAAGGACATCGCACAGGATACGCTACGTGCTATCAGACGCAGATTCCATGTGCACTTCAAGCATCCTACTGGCAGATACGAATCCAATGTCCATATCTCTGGTGCTGGTGAAGGTACTGAGATCAATGACCGTGGAATTGTATATGGTCCATGGCTTGAGGGAATCGGCAAGAAGAATCGCACTACCCGATTTAAGGGATATCATTCCTTTGAAGAAGCCGCCAATGAGGTTGACAGCAGAGCAGATGACATTGCGGAAAGAACATTCCGCCTGAAGTGGAAAAGGAGACTGGAATAAATGGCACTCGATATTGATACGTTGCTGAGTAAGCTGGTGAGTCATGCGTTGTCTACAGGCCACTTCGACTCAGTCAACACGCACGAACCTGACAACGCACCAGGTAACGGAATTACGGCTAACGTAGTTCTGGATACCATTACCCCTGTTCCTGGTGGTATGGCTACTACCTCTTGTCGTGTAGCGTTCTTCATGACCATGATGTATCCGGCAGAGGCACAGCCAAGGGACGATACAGAACCCTACCTCATCAAGGCTCTGGACGCCGTTATGGGACGTCTTACGGGAGATCTGAGACTGGACAACACAGTCCGTATGATCGACCTTCTAGGAGCCCATGGAGACGGTTTGGAAGCTATCGCTGGATACACCAAAATTCAGGATCAGGTATACCGCGTCATGGAACTGACCATCCCACTCATCGTCAATGACGTGTGGATTCAAGCTGAATGATGTGATATGCTTTAGAGCATGAACGAAAGAACATGCACTAGATGCAATGAAACCAAATCATCCATTCACTTCAGTCCATCAGGTAGAGGGGGTAAGTACTTTGCTTCAAAATGCAAGCCATGTAACGCAGAGGCTGCCAGAGAATACAGGCTAAAGAACAATGAGCAGGTAAACAAGGTAGCCAAGCGTTCCAGAGCAAAGCGCAGCAAGGCTAACTACAGAGCACGCAAGGATTACATCAGTAAGCTGAAAGAGAAGCCTTGTAGTGACTGCAAAGTACAGTACCCATGGTACGTTATGGACTTTGACCACCGACCAGGAGAGACCAAGGAATTCACTATTGGTCAATCCCCTAATATCGCATGGGACAGAATTTTGAAAGAAGTAGCAAAGTGCGACGTGGTGTGTTCTAACTGCCACAGAGAGCGCACTTATCAAAGACGACAAGTAGATTAGGAGCCGACTATGGCTAAGCAAAACGGGTTGGGCGACAATTTCTACGTTGGCCCATACGATCTGTCTGGAGACATCTCTGCACTTGGCACAGTAGGTGGAAGCGTAGGTACTCTGGACAAGACAGGCATCAACAAGTTCGGATATGAAAGAATCGGTGGTCTCCGTACAGGAACCATGGAGTTCACCTCCCACTTCAACGATGCAGCAGGACAAGAG